CTATTCCACGCTACCTACACCGCCCACGCTTTCGCTTTCATTGCCCACGCTAGAATTAGCTAACGCTAATAAATCGCTCATGTTCATTTGCGCTAAGTTAGTGTCTTGATGGCTTTCTACAACCTGAATCTGTTCTTTACCAAACAAACTAACGCCAGCATCAATGAAAAGTTTAGAAACTTTCTCAGCCGCTACGATAATATTAGCACTATCCTTTTCGTTATTAGTCAAGCTCGATCGCTTAATCATTTTGATTAATTCACCTCTAGCCACCACCGCGCAAAATAAGATCTGTTTTTTGATGTAAGCGGTATTCATCGCTTTTAATAAAAGTTCGTCGCTCGTGGTTTCTGTGATCGCTTCTAAAACGATCGGATCTAAGTTCAAGTGATCTAAACTTTGTTTTAAAACTTCTTTCACTTCTTCTTTTTTCGTGTCTAAAAACAAATCCATGTTTTTTTCGGTCAGCTTATCGCCTAGAATTTCTTTAATTTCTTTTTCTTCTAAGTCCTTCGTGATCTTTCTTTTCATCCAGGCTTGGCGTGTCTTGATATATCTTAGATAGTTCTCATTCATTTTATATTTTTTCGCTAGTTCTCTAATGCTCATGCCTAGCGTTTCATACATCGCTCTTATTTCATTGAAAATTTTCCTACTCGTCCATTCGCCTTGATTAGCCCACTTGTTAAGCGTTTGTCGGCTTATATTGAATTTAGCGGCGATCTCGCCTTGAGTTGCTAAAGTGTCTTCATAAGCTTCCCTAACCGCTCTTTTTAGATCTATTTGTGAAAGGACTTCGTTTTCTTTTTTTTCTTCTTCCATTACTATTAACTTTCGTTCCTTAAGTTTTCGTATTTTTTGAGATCAATTTTCCCGCCGGTTTCGTTAATATAATCGGCTTTGCCTTGGTATTCTTTGATTTTAGCTAACACTAAAGGAGAAACATTACCGCCTAAACTCTCCAACATTTGCATGTTTTTCTTCAAGGAGTTCAATATCATTTCTTGCGTTTGCGTGATTCTTGCGGTGTTTTCTTCCTTGCTCCTGGCTCCCCACTCTGTCATCATTTTAGCTTCATCTCTTAGTTTCTGCGTTACCTGCCCGCCTTGCGCCATGATTTTAGCCACTCTGTTAGCGTAAGAAATCCTAGCGTTGTCGGTTTTAGCTAAATCATAATCAACGCCTTTTAATCCTCTTGTTTTGTGGTTGATCCATAGCTTAATTTGATTGATTAGACCGCTGTGTTCTTGCGCTTTTTGGATGAGATCATTTCCTAAATCAAGCGCCTTAATATCATCAAAAATATCCTGTGTAGCTTTGTTAACGCTCGCTAGTCTGGTTTTATTCTCAGTTTTTAGGTTCAAGTTTCCGTTTAGATTAACATTTAGATCCATTCCTAAAAACTTTTTAGCCATGTAATAATCAAACGCTGTGATGCTTCTATTTTTGATCTTGTTATCCAAATAAGCGATCCCGGTAGAGAGATAAGACGGCTCAGCTTCTAAATCTTTCACGCTTTGATTAGCTAAATTTTCTAAATTTTGATTAGCTAAATTTTGATTAGTTTCTAACTTCTCTAATCGTTGATTATTCCCGCTTTCGTTCGCTTTTTGTTGATCTTGCTTGCTCGTTTCATAAAGGCTGTTTAGTTGCTCTTCAAAAATTTCGCTTTCGGTTTTTTCGTTGGTCATTCTTTCATCCTTTCCTTTAGATCACTTTGAAAATGTTTTTTTTAAACGCTTCATCGTCTAGCTTGCCTTCTTGTATCAATTCCTTACGCTTCAAATTGTAAGCGATCTCATTTTCTATTTTCATTTTATTATTTAAATTCTGGGCTTCTAGTAATAAAGCGTCTTGCAATAATTTCGTTTTGTAGCTTTCTTGCACAACTTGAAGATAAGATAACGCTTTTAATTCCGCTAATTTTAACGCTTTTAGTCTCTCGTCTTCCCTTAAAGCGTTATCAATGCTTTCTTTAATAAAATTTTGTAGGAATTCGCTTTCAAGCTCTTTTAAAAACATTCCTTTCAAATTTTCGTTAATCACGCTGTAAAACGCTTTCGGTTGCGAAGCCAAAAAACTAAAATCTAAATTCTTGATCACGCTTTCCGTGATAGCGTTTAATTGGCTTTCTAAAATCCCTAAGATCTTGCTTGCTAAGGCGTTTGTCGTTTGGCTCGTGGTTTCGGTTATGATTTCGTTTTTAGCTTGTTGCAATTTGTTTTGTAGCTCTCTATCCTGTAAAATCTCTTCAAGCGTGGTTTTAATTTCGTTTTTTAGTTCCCGCTTCACATCGTTAGTGATCGCTTGCTTGTCAAATTGGCTTAACAATTCGTTTCTAACTTCTGCGATCAGCGCTTGCTTATTCACAAGTTCCTTAACATTTTTTTTTACGACTAAAGGCATCTCTACTAATTCGCCGTTTAGATAGCCTTTAAAGGTGTTTTTTAGGTTTTCTAGATTTTCGTTAGCCTTTTCTTTGACTAGTTCGCTTAATTCGCTTTTCGCTAACTCTAATACTTCATTATTTTTTTGTTTGAGCGTTTCGCTTTCGTTAATGAGTTCTTGGATCTTATTGTAGAGTTTCATTCTTTAACTCCTTTTTACAAAACATTTTACAAAATGTAAAAATGTATTTTAAGGGTTATTTTTTTTTAAATACATTAATTAAGGTTTCAAGGCTTTCTAACTTCGCTTCGCATGTGTGGTCTTTGATAATAATTTTATAGTATTTGTCTTTGGTTTTGGTTATTTCTAAAAGCTTGTTAGCCTTGTATTGCTCACTTTCTAATTCTAGCGTTTGGATCGTTTCGTTTTGTTTGATCAGATGCGCTTCATTGGTGGTTAGCCTTTCGTTCGCTAACACTAATTTAGTTTTTAGGTTAGTATTCAAACCTAACAAAAAAACGATGATAAGATAAGGGACTAACCCCCTAAAAACTCTAAAAATCAAGCCACAAGGCATCAATTAAAATCTAAACATAGGATTAGCGTAAATCGCCTTAAACTCTTCCTTAGTTATCGTTTTAGGCTTTGGTGTGCCTTGCGCGTTTAATGCGTTTGTTGGCGTTGTTGGCGTTGTTGGCGTTTTTTTAGCGTTATTATTATCCACGCTTGCGATCGCTTTAGCGCTTTGTATTGCTGTCATTAGCCAGTCTCGTTGTTGTTTGATAAACCGGTTTTCTTGCGCTAGCGCTTGCGCGTTTAAGTCGTTCAAGCGTTCGTTTTGCTTATGCATTTTTTCGCTTATAACCTGTTGTCTTTTAGCAAGATCCATGCTTTGTTCGACTTGTCTTTTTTGCAAGTCAAACGCTTCGGCTTGTTTCTTATCGTTCGCTAAATCCCGCATTCTTTGATACTTCACCGCTTCCTCTCTGATCTTAGCGTTATCAAAAAGGCTTCCAGAGTTTGCGATCGTGTTCGCAAAATTGCCCATGGTTTCATTAAGCAACAAATTAGCGTATCGTTGGTTATTCACCGCCTGATTGAAACTATCTAATCCGCCTCTGCCGGCTGTGATGCTTTCAAAATAAGCCATTAGCTCGTCCTTTCTTTGAGTTTGTTAGCGATCACGCTAATAGTAATATCTTTAGCTAAACTGGTTTTAGCGTTGCTCGCTTTGAAGGTGATCGTGTGCTTTCCTACCTTATCGCTCCTAAACAAAAACACGCTACCGCTCGCTAATTGTTCGTTCGCTTCGTAAAAGCCTTCGGTAGCGTTAGACAAGGTGCTAAACCCCCATAACCTTGTAGGCGCGTCTTTCAACACTTCTAATTTGTCGCTAAAAACCTGTATGGAATTAACTTCGCTCTGTTCGTTGAGTTTTTCTAATTCCTTGCCTAAATTATTCAAAATCGTTTTAAGTTCGTTCGTTTGGTCTTTTGCTTTCACGCTTACGCTCCTATTTCCGTTCAAATCTAATTGATCGTATTCACTGCCGATTTGCGCGATAATCTTAAACGCTGTTTCAAAATTGTGAAATGTGATCCCACTAGCCGCATTCGCTTGGACTTGTAATAAGCTTACAAATGCGTTCGCTCGGTTAATCATAGCGTTATCTTTTAGGCTTTTTAGCATCGCTTGGCATTGGATAAGCTTATTAAGCGTTTCGGCTTTGGCGTTCTGTAAGTTCGCTTGTAATCCTAAAAAATCTATTTGCATTTTAGCTCTCACTTGCTCGCTTTGCAAATCTTGCGCTTGTTCGTTTAAAGCTAACTGCTCGCACTGTAAAGCCGCTTGCATGCTCGTGGTATTGAGTTCTTTGTTATTGAAATTTTGCTTTTGTAAGGCTTCTTTAAACAAAATGAAGTTCCTAATAAATCGCGCTGTATCCATTCTTTAAGCCTTATCAATCACTTTAAACAAAAATTGATCAACGCCCTTGTCTTTGACTAAATCAAAAAACTTTTTTACCGCTTCATTACTTTTGTAAATCATCTCTTCATCGTGTTGCATTCCTAACAAAACACACCCTAAAGTATCATGCGCGCTGTTTCCTACATGGATCAAAATTTTTCGGTTTTTGAAATCCTTGTTATTTGGATTTACTAATTGCAACACTTCATGGCGCTTATTATCGCATTTTTTGTTTTGGTATTCTTTAGGCACCGTGCAACTCGTGTCGCTCCATGCCAATTCATAATCTCTCGCTACGATCGGTTTATCTAAATTCGGCGTGTCCGTTGGCTCTCCGCTGTTTTCTAAGGAAAAGCAACTAAATAAGGCGTCTTTCTTTTCGTAGTGTTTGACTATCGCTTTATCGCTTAGGCTTTGATCGTGCGTGCTTTCAAACACTCTAAAACTCCCTAACATGCCGCTTTCTTTCTTGTCTTTTCTTACTAGCGGCTTTAAATCGTGTTTTCTTTCTAATAGGACTAAATACATTAACTTCCTCTCGTTTCTTGGTATTTAATCGTAATCAAGGCGTGATTTTAAGGGTTATGTTTGGTGCAAAACTTCAAATCGTTTTCTAGCGTTTCAGTATAGATTAATAACGCTCGCAAGTATTCCAACGCTTCTAAATGCTCGCTCGGTCTTGATGGTATTTCAATGTCGCATTTCACCGGCACTTTCACCTCGTGATAGATGATCTTTTTAGCGCATGCAGTAAAGATAACGCTAAAAACACACGCTAAAAATAAAAGCTTCATTCTAATCTAAAATTTGATAAACCAACGCTTGCGAATGCTTGTGAAACACCCAATCGTTGTTATACTCTGTCGGTAGGCTTTGCGTAGTTAGGTTATCAAATGTTGCGTTATTTAAAAAACTCGTTGCAAAGCCGTCCATGCTAGAGGTATAATTCACGTTCACCCATAAATCATAATGTTTTCGTGCGAATACCGCTATTTTATAATCGGCTTCTTCGCTTGGCGTTTTAAATGGGCTATTCACTATATAAGTGCCTATTAATTTATGATGAGCCGTTAAAAGAGCGCTTTTGTTTTGATAAAAGCTATTGATGATCGGATACGCCTTATTGTTCGCTTTCAAGCACAACACCATTTCGCCCATGCTTGAGCTGTAAATCCCACCTGTGGACAATTCATAAGGCATGCTAAATTGCACAATATAGCTTTGATTGTTTTTTAGCGTGATGCTCGTAATTTCAAACAATTCCCTAAACTCATCGCTTTCATTTTTGAAAAATCTTTGTCTCCCATTAACATAAATACCTACAAACTTCTTAACGCCTTGCATTCTTGGCGTGTTTAATAAGCTTTGCGCGCTTGTTTTCAACTTTTCTAATTCCAACGCTAAAGTATCTTTAGCGTGAGTGAGTTCGGCTATAAGGTTTGTTTTTAGCGTGTTTCCTGTTTCGTTTAGCTTTGCTATTTCAATCGTTGTCGCGTTCTGTAGTTCCACATTCAAACGCGCTTCTAATTCTTGTTTTTTAGCTTCTATTGCGCTCGCTAGAGCGTTAATTTTAGCCTTTAGTTCCTGTTCGCTCGTTTTATAGCCTTCTAATTTGCTTTTAATCGTTTGTATCTCTTTTGTAATAATTTGTAAATCGTGTTCGTTAAAGTTATTCACAATCTCTAACTCGCTTAAAACTTTTGAAATTTGATAAATTCCCTCTAAACTACTAAACACCTGTTCTTTGAAATCGCCATTATTCAAGGCGTTTTCTAAATAATTTAATTCCATTTTACAACCTTTTTTTTAGACTCTCTAACGCTAAAGCGCTCACGCTCTCCGCTCCTAAATATCCCACGCCTCCACTTATCGCTACGCACAAGCTTTGCGGTAATTGAAAAAAATAATCCGCGATTTCGTAACTGATCCATGTGATGAGCATGCTCGATCCCACGCCTTGAATAAAGTAAATCACTTTCTCACCCATACTTTTAAAAGACTCGTTCCTAATGCTTCTAAACACACACAAAACGCCCGCAAACAAGCCGATTAGTCCTACCAAAATATACGGAATGAGTTTAGAAATTTCAAAGCCTAAAACTAAAGAATGCTGCATTATCTTAATTTATTTTTAAAAATTTTGATTTCACGCTTTTCTAACTGCATGCTTTCTAAATGTTCGTTCAATAGTTCGCTGATCGTTTCTATCACTTCTAAATTTTTCTTAATTTCTTTTTCAAGCTTTTCGGTTCTGTTCATGTCTTCAATGATCAAAAGCAATTCTAAAATACCTAAAATACAAAACAAAAACAGCAATCCAGGAATGATCTTAATGGTTTTTTCTTGCATGCGGTATCCTTTCTTACGCTAATAATTAAGGTAAAAAATTTCTACTTGTTCTAAAAAATCATCATCGCTTCGTGGCTTGCTTTTGACTTTCGCTACAAAGTCCCTATAACCTCTATTTCTCAAAAGCCTTTCATCTTTTCTTTTAAATAATAAACGCTTTTTTTTAATATTGCTAATGTTTTTAATGTTTTTAAAATGTTTAATATGATTTATGTTTTTCATTTCTTAACCTTTCATTTTTCACTATTTAAGCAAAATCAAGGCTTGTTTTTAAGGGTTATGTTTTTCAAATCCTCCATGTCGCTTTAGCGTATCGTCTCATGTTGTAGCTTTCTTTAATTTCTCGTTTTAAAGGCGCTTTCACGCTTTCATGCGTTATCGCGCTCGCTAAAGCGTCTATACAATCATCTTTTTTGAAAGGCTTGTCCGGATTGAAGCTAAAAAGTTCTTTTTCTATCTGTTCGGTGTTGTTAGCTGAATGGCTAAACGCTAAAAAACCGGTATTGTAAAAAGGCCTTATCGCTTTGATCTTATCCACTTTGGAGATCTTACGGCTTGGCGTGTAGCAAATAATTTCATCGTTCAAAAGTTCTTTATGGTTTTCTTTGGCTTGTTGGTTGTGTCTCGCTAGCGCCACTAAAAGCAAACGATACAATACCAAACCTCCGCCGTCGCTCTCAATGTAGGTTTTAGCGTCCTTGTATTTTTCTTTGTGCGCTAGAATGTGTTTAATCGTATCTTCTTCGCTCCAAATCCCAAAAGAGCAATCTAAAACGATATACCTAACGCTTTCATTATAGTTTTCCACGCCCACGACAACAATAGCCCTATTATCGGCGCATCGGCTCAAACTTAAAGCGTTATCTACAAAAATATAAACGTTCATCTCTCCTAATTCGTGCGTGAAAACTTTTTTCACATACTTCGGATCAAAATACCCACCACTGCTAACGACGGGATCTTGTTGGTATTGCGCGCTAAATTCATCATTGCCCATTTGCAACTTCAAGGCTTCTAATTGTTCCTTATTATGTTTAGCTTCAAATAACGGCGTGTCTTTCTCTCTGGTGTGTTCAAAATCCTTAGTCTTATAAAATTCTTGGTTTTCGTTCAAGGCTTTAAGTTGTATGATCTTCCATTGTTTGATCGTTTCAACATCAAACTCCCGCTCATTCTGTAAAAATCCGCATAAATCATTAACACCTAAGCGTTGCATTAAGATCGTGATATTAGATCTAGTGTCTTGCAAACGTGATATAACGCTTTCTTTGAAATTCATATTAACATTATTAACCTCTTTTCTAGAGTTCATGTCGCTCACTTTAATGGGATCATCGATGAGTATTTGATTAGCATGAAACCCGGTAAGCGCGCTTTTTAGTGTGGTAACAAACAAGCCTCCCCCCTCTCGTAAAATAAACTCCCTTGAGTTGTTTTGCAAAAACTCTAAAGGCTCATCAAAAAAAATACTTTTGAAAAAAAAACTACCCATTAAATCCCTCACTTGGTTAGCGATCTTTCTGCATAATTCATCGCTGTAAGAAATGTAAAAAATTTTCTTCGTTCGGTCTTTTCCTAAACTCCACGCTATGAAGCATCTTGCTATAATCTCGGTTTTGCCATAGCTTGGAGGCATGTTCAAAATCAAACGCCTAATTAACTCGTCTTTTTGGCATGTGTTCGCTTGCGTGCATTCTAAAACCTTACACAAATACTTAATGTGCCAGTTATCTAAAAACGGCTTATTTTCATATCGTTCCCACTTCAAGCGTAAGAATTGGTAAAAATCACGCCTCGCTAATTCCCTTAACGCTAATTCTTTAAAGGCGCTTTGTCTATCCATTCGCTAACGCTCCTAAAGAAAAACAAACCGCCACAATAAAGCTAAACCCTAACGCCAGGATTAAAACGCTTATCCCTAACATTTCTAAAATCTTGTTTAGCATTTTCTAGCCTTTCAATAGTCTAAATTCTGCGCGCTTGGGTATTTTCGCCATGTCGTTTTATCGCTCGTTTTGAGTTTCTTTTTCGGCTTGTTTGCGGGCGTTTCGGTGTTATTAGCATTATTAGCGTTTTCTTGTTGCATTTCGCTAATCGCTACCGCTTGATTAATTTTTTCGCTTTCGTTCGTGGTTTGTGATAACGCTCCTTGTTCGGTGTATTTGTGCGCTTTGGCTTGTAATTCCAAAATCTCAGCCTGTAATTTTTGGATTTGTAAGGCTTGGATTTGTTGGTTATAGGGTGCGTTCGCCTGCGCGTTTTGCTCAGCTAAAGCGTTGGCGTTTTGTATCGCTTCTAAAACGTCGTTAGTGATCGGGCTGTCCATGTCGTTTAGCATCAGTGGCACTAAATTAGGCACTAGATCCGGTCTTATGGGCGCTAAAATCTTCAAAAGTTCGTTCCAGTTATACCATTTTTCGTCTCGGCTTTCGGTCTTTAATTGGGATTTCAAAATCAGATCAAATTTAAGCGGTCTTATCTTGTTATCTTCACTTGAATTGATTTTAAAGTACCGATCGCCTACTTTCCTATCCACGATCTTGAAAACCTGTTCTTTGGTGAAATACTCACAAATGAAGCTAACCGCTAACTTGAAAATCAAGCGATCCATTTCATCAATCGCTTTTAAAAAGGTTTGCAAACCCATCAAACCGCTTTCTTTCCTTTGCGCGATCGCTACACCACTCTGTCTATTCACTGCCATGCCTAAGCTTTCATCGTTTAGTCCTGCTAATAGTCTTAATAGTTGGCGTTTTTGTTCGGCTTTTTGGCTCAAAGCGCTCAAATCCGCTTGATTGTTCACAAATTGGATCTTATGGTCTTTTAAAGCGTTTGGCCTCACTTTGGCGATCGCATTATCTAAGCTCATGGTTTCTACAAATTCCGCTACATCCACTACGGCGTCTTCTTCAAACATCGCCTTAAAACTTCCCATCATGTTACCCATGCGGTTTTCGGCGTAGTTAATGAAATCTTGCATGGGCTTAATATCTCTAAGTGAAACCACCCCTTGCTAAAGCAAGGAGCTTCCTAACTAAAGCGCCCTAATGGACACTAACACGAAAGGCTTTGTTCTTTAAAGTCTGCATGGATATTTCCTACCCCAAAAAGACTTAACCCTTTGCTTAAAATATTGTTCGCAGCGTTGATGTCTCTGTGTTCTCTATACCCGCATTCTAAACACCAATACTGCCTATGATTTAATTTAAGCTTGTGGTTGATATTCCCACAACAATGGCAAGTTTTACTCGTATATTGTGGGGGAACTTTCACTAACAATTTGCCATTATGCTGTTGTTTGTAGTCTAAAAAAGAGATGATTTGATAGAATGAAGTATTTAAAATAGATTGATTAAGCCCACTCTTTTGTTTAACGTTTTTGAGTTTAGCTCTTTTAGTCATGTTTTTTACTTGCAAATCTTCAACTACTATCAATTCAAATTGCCTTGAAAGTTCGTTTGTGATTTTATGGTATCTGTCTGTTTTTTGATGACTAGACTTGTCAAAGGCTTGGTTTAATTTCTTTTGGGTTTTGTAAAAATTACCTCCTAATTTGGTTTTGTTTTGTTTAGACTTTAACACCCTACGGCTTTGTTTTCTTTGCAATCTTTTAAATTTTTTAGAGTATTTTTTTAAAGAATACAATTTGGAATAAGTAGGGATGAGTCGTTTAGTGTCCAACTCTTCATCTATTTCTATCCCTAGTAATTCTTTCATGTCTGTTGGGTATTGCTTAAAGTCCGTTAGTTTTTTGTGATTATTCACCCCACAAGAACAAGCTATATCAAGGATATTCAAATCTAGCCCCACACCATTTTTAGGGTTTTTGATGGGAGTAATGTCTTGTTCGTATTCCACGCTAAAGCTAACGAAATATTTTCTATGGCTGCAAGAGATCACGATTTGTTTCACTTTAGAATGAGGGGGGAAGTCTCTATGCATGCGCATCATTAAGGGCATTTTCATTAAAGTGAATATCTTAAAGCGTTCCTCATCGCTATCCTTAATAGAGAAACCTTGATTGTTCCATGAAAAAGATTGTTTAGCGGATTTAGAGTTCTTGAATTTAGGAAATCCCCTATCTTTAACTTTAAAAGCATCCTTTAAAGCCCTTTCAACATTCATGCGTGATTGTTGGGCTATCACACTACTAAAGCTTAACCCCCTAGCGTTCAAGTGGTGTTTAATCGCTTTGTCTAACTCGCTTGATTTTTTCCACTTTCTTTCTTTGGGATGTAAATCTTTGTTTGTTTCATATTGCTCTTGCAGTAAATTCAAGCCAATGTTATAAGCTTGATTATAGACAAAAAAGCAGTGTTGCAATTTATCCTGTTGTTCTTTAGTGGGATACAAGCGGAATTTAAAACCCTTATTGACTTTCATAGAAGGATTTTAACCTCTTTTTGTTAAAATAGGTCTATGAAAAAATTGATGATATGAGACACGGAAGGCATTGTGTTTTTTTAATGCATACGCATTTGGTATTTGTTACTAAATACCGGCGTAAAGCGTTCAATAAGGAAGTGATAGATTTTTTAGGATCGGTGTTTGCCAAAGTGTGTAAGGACTTTGAGAGCGAGTTGGTAGAATTTGATGGGGAGAGCGATCATGTGCATTTGCTTATCAACTACCCTCCAAAAGTGAGCGTGAGTAAGCTAGTCAATTCTTTAAAAGGCGTTAGCAGTCGTTTGACTAGACAACACCATTTCAAAAGCGTTGAGGCTAGTTTGTGGGGGAAGCATTTATGGTCGCCTAGTTATTTCGCTGGGAGTTGTGGGGGCGCGCCTTTAGAGATGATTAAGCAATACATACAAGAGCAAGAAACACCGCATTAACTAGCTAACTTTGATTTTTAATAGAATGCGCTAAAAAGCGAATGGATCCAGGTGAAACGATATTCAAATAGCCTAACAGCTAAGCACTTACATCTCCGCCCTAAAGGACGGAGTTTTTCGTGCTAGTGGGATAAATCCATCGTTAATTTTATAGACCTTATCTCCTTTGGTTACAAAAGGTTCATTTTTTTCATTATAGATCACGCTGTCAAAATGATAGAGGTTTTTAGCGATCGTTTCAAAATCTTGTTTAGCTTTTTCTTGCGCTTCTTTGTCGGGGCTTGAAAACAAGCTGAAAAAGTCCTTATTCTTGTCAATATTGCTAAAGGCTGAATAGGCTTTCTGTATTTCTTTAGTTATGTCTTTGGCTTTTTCTTTTTCCTTAAATTCCTTAATCTTCTCCACTTCATTAGCGCCTGTGATAGCATCAAGCGCGTTATTAAAAAAACCGCTATCATTGGCTATTAATTCCTTATCGCTTTGTGTGAGTTCTTGGCTTGTTTTTTGTAATATCGCTTTTCGTTGCAAGTCTTTTTGATAGTCTTCTTTAGCGATCTCGTTCTTGGTTTTAAGCGGTTTTAAAATACTGGTTTCGGCTTTGTTGTAATAATCATCTTTAAGCGCGTTCGGTAAATCTTTAAACTCTATTTTATTGTCTAAAGCTTGCGTTTTAATTTCGGTTAGCTGTTTTTCTCGCTCTTTGGCGTTGTCGGTTTGGTATCCTACAAAACTCCCTAACTCGCCCAATAAACCTAACTCTGTGAGTTCTTTGGATTTTTGATTGAGATCTACGATTAAGTCTTTTTTCTTTTGTTCTAATTGTTCAGGCGTTAGAATGGGGTTTTTTAGCGGGTATAGCGGCGTGTTTGGTAAGTCTTTAAAATTGATTTCATTATTTTCTAACGCTTGCATGGATAGTCCTAAATCATTTTACTTATTTAATCCAAATCAGGGCGTGATTTTAAGGGTTAGGTTTGGTTGGCGCTGGCACTATTAAAACAATAATAATAAAGATAGCTCATTTTGTTGTTGTGGGTTTAATTCTAAAAAGCGTTTTAAAATCACTTCATCGCTTTGTCCGATCCGGTAAAATCCTAAAATGTTTTTAATTTTATTTTCTAGTTCATAGTATTCTCTTATAGTTTTGCTCTTGTCGCTAAAAAACGCCCTCGCATAGGTTCTTCCTCTCCCGTTATCCCACTAGCACGAAAAACTCCGTCCTTTAGGGCGGAGATGTAAGTGCTTAGCTGTTAGGCTATTTGAATATCGTTTCACCTGGATCCATTCGCTTTTTAGCGCATTCTATTAAAAATCAAAGTTAGCTAGTTAATGCGGTGTTTCTTGCTCTTGTATGTATTGCTTAATCATCTCTAAAGGCGCGCCCCCACAACTCCCAGCGAAATAACTAGGCGACCATAAATGCTTCCCCCACAAACTAGCCTCAACGCTTTTGAAATGGTGTTGTCTAGTCAAACGACTGCTAACGCCTTTTAAAGAATTGACTAGCTTACTCACGCTCACTTTTGGAGGGTAGTTGATAAGCAAATGCACATGATCGCTCTCCCCATCAAATTCTACCAACTCGCTCTCAAAGTCCTTACACACTTTGGCAAACACCGATCCTAAAAAATCTATCACTTCCTTATTGAACGCTTTACGCCGGTATTTAGTAACAAATACCAAATGCGTATGCATTAAAAAAACACAATGCCTTCCGTGTCTCATATCATCAATTTTTTCATAGACCTATTTTAACAAAAAGAGGTTAAAATCCTTCTATGAAAGTCAATAAGGGTTTTAAATTCCGCTTGTATCCCACTAAAGAACAACAGGATAAATTGCAACACTGCTTTTTTGTCTATAATCAAGCTTATAACATTGGCTTGAATTTACTGCAAGAGCAATATGAAACAAACAAAGATTTACATCCCAAAGAAAGAAAGTGGAAAAAATCAAGCGAGTTAGACAAAGCGATTAAACACCACTTGAACGCTAGGGGGTTAAGCTTTAGTAGTGTGATAGCCCAACAATCACGCATGAATGTTGAAAGGGCTTTAAAGGATGCTTTTAAAGTTAAAGATAGGGGATTTCCTAAATTCAAGAACTCTAAATCCGCTAAACAATCTTTTTCATGGAACAATCAAGGTTTCTCTATTAAGGATAGCGATGAGGAACGCTTTAAGATATTCACTTTAATGAAAATGCCCTTAATGATGCGCATGCATAGAGACTTCCCCCCTCATTCTAAAGTGAAACAAATCGTGATCTCTTGCAGCCATAGAAAATATTTCGTTAGCTTTAGCGTGGAATACGAACAAGACATTACTCCCATCAAAAACCCTAAAAATGGTGTGGGGCTAGATTTGAATATCCTTGATATAGCTTGTTCTTGTGGGGTGAATAATCACAAAAAACTAACGGACTTTAAGCAATACCCAACAGACATGAAAGAATTACTAGGGATAGAAATAGATGAAGAGTTGGACACTAAACGACTCATCCCTACTTATTCCAAATTGTATTCTTTAAAAAAATACTCTAAAAAATTTAAAAGATTGCAAAGAAAACAAAGCCGTAGGGTGTTAAAGTCTAAACAAAACAAAACCAAATTAGGAGGTAATTTTTACAAAACCCAAAAGAAATTAAACCAAGCCTTTGACAAGTCTAGTCATCAAAAAACAGACAGATACCATAAAATCACAAACGAACTTTCAAGGCAATTTGAATTGATAGTAGTTGAAGATTTGCAAGTAAAAAACATGACTAAAAGAGCTAAACTCAAAAACGTTAAACAAAAGAGTGGGCTTAATCAATCTATTTTAAATACTTCATTCTATCAAATCATCTCTTTTTTAGACTACAAACAACAGCATAATGGCAAATTGTTAGTGAAAGTTCCCCCACAATATACGAGTAAAACTTGCCATTGTTGTGGGAATATCAACCACAAGCTTAAATTAAATCATAGGCAGTATTGGTGTTTAGAATGCGGGTATAGAGAACACAGAGACATCAACGCTGCGAACAATATTTTAAGCAAAGGGTTAAGTCTTTTTGGGGTAGGAAATATCCATGCAGACTTTAAAGAACAAAGCCTTTCGTGTTAGTGTCCATTAGGGCGCTTTAGTTAGGAAGCTCCTTGCTTTAGCAAGGGGTGGTTTCACTGTTTAAATATGGTTGTATCCCTAAAAAATTGTCTTTAGTCCCTAAGTTTTTAATCGTGATGCGTTCGTTACCTATGGCGTTTATTTCGTTGTTTAGGTTTTGTTTTTCTCGTTCTTTGGCTTGTTTGGCACTTTCTTGGTTGTGTTTTTCTCGTTCTTTGTCTTGTTTGTATCTTTCTTGGTTTTGTCTTTCTCGTTCTTTCTCGTTTTTTTGTCTTTCTAGGTTTTGCTTTTGTTGTTCTATGGGGGTTTTTGCGTGTTCTTTTTGATTTAAAGCGTTCTTTAGCGTTTCGATGTGGTTTTGGCTGGCCTTAATGCTTTCTTTCAATTTTAAGGCGTTTTCTTGCTCTTTTTGTATTTCTTGCGTTAAGGTGTTTAGATCTTTACCTTTCAAGCGTTCTTCTTCTTGCATTAGGGTGTTTTCTAGCTTTTTAAGCCGTTCCAATTCTTTTTGACTGCTTGGTGCGGTTAGGATCTTATGCCTTAAGCCTTTAGCGTATTGGGAAATCTGTTTGAAAAATAAGGCGCTTTCTAGCTTCTCGCTTTGTGAATTGAAATTCAAAATTAAATCATAAAACTTCAAGGCTTTCACCTGTTGCATATCGCCTAAAGAGTTGTAACTATCATTACCCGGTAAAAACTTCTGATAGCTGTTATCTAAAACCTGGTTTAAGGCGTTCGTTTTAAACTGGTTATTGATGCCGTCCATGTTATTGGGCGCGTTTAGGGCGTTGTAGGTTTCTTTGCCGGGGTTGTGGTATTCGTAAATGAAACCTTTAGGAAGTATCGCATACGGATTGGTTAGAAAAAAGCTCATTAGCGCGTTTTTGTTACTCGCTCTATTTAAGGCGCTTTCTTGCTGGGCTTGAATGTTAGGAGGGTTGTCGGTCAAAAAATTAAATTGTTTCTTCCATTTGGATTGCTTTTTAAGCCTTTTTAATTCTTGTTTGAGTTCTTCTAATTTTTTCAAGCGTTCGTTTTGCTGGGTTTTAGCGTTCGTTTGCAATTCTAAAGCGTTTAATTTATCTTGTTCTTGTTTTATTGCATTGGCGTTTGCGTTAATTTCATTATTTAATCCTGCTATTTCTTGGTTTAGGTGGTTTAGCGCTTGATCTTGTTCTTGGATTTGATGGTTTAGCGAGTTAATTTCGTTGTTTAGGCTGTTAATGCGGTTTTGAATGTTATTCACTTCGTGGTTTAGCTGGTTAATGCGGTTTTGAATGTTATTCACTTCGTGGTTTAGCTGGTTAATGCGGTTTTGAATGTTAATGATGCGTTCAAAAGTGCTTTTTAGCCTTTTATTAGAATGGTAGTTTTTTCCGGCTAAGAATTTTTTTATCACGCTGTAGTAGCCTTGCGGATCGTCATAATACCCTACGATTTGATCGTTTTCATTGCCTACTTGCCATGGGAAGCCTCTAATGCCTCCGCTAGTGCTAGCGTTACTTAATGCGTTGCCTAAAGAGTTGGTGAAATTGTTTAAAAGGTTATTACCAGATCCCGATCCGCTAGATCCCGATCCTACGCCTATGTCAATCCAACTCATGCTAAACTCCCCTGAATTTCTTTGACTTTAGCGTTAATCGCTTCCGCTAAAGCGTAATCCTTGCTTTCTAAAGCCAGCGCTAAAGAATGTTTCAAGCCTTTAGTTTTGAGTTCCACTAAAGCGCTTTTTTGATAGCTTTCAGGAATAATTTTAAACTTTTTCAAAAAATCTAAACCTCTAAAATCTCCAGCCACAAGGCGTTTAAAAAACAAAGGATAGCCTACATCGCTTGGCGTTAAATAACGCCTTGCAATGTATCTAAACTCTTCGCTTTCTAGCATCGTCGCATAAACCCTCGCTTCTAGTAGATCTAATTTGCCCGTTGTGGTTTTTGGCTTAACTGGTTTAATTTGTTTTTGCACTAAAAAAGAGTTTAGGATTTTAATTAAATCCGCTTGCGTGAAGGGTTCAAAATTTTCAAGCATTTTTAAAATATTTTTGTGGTTTAAATCCTTTTGTAGCGTGGGTAGTTCCGCTCTTAACAAATACGCGCAGTAAAACTTAAAGCCGTTAATCTTGCTCAAATTAGGGCGTTGGTTGGCTTTTTGGTAATCGCTCAAGTCTTTCATGGCGCTATCTTTGATCTTGATCACGCTAAAATTGGTTATATGGTGTTTCAAGCACATTTCAAGCGCTCTAATGGTGGCTTCTAGCCCGGCGTGATCGTTATCAAAACTAAAACACAGCTCCACATTCAACTTATTCAAAAACGCTAAATGTTCCTTAGTGAAAGCGGTCCCGCTCGTGCAAATGGCGTTTTTGTAGTTAAAATGTTCGTAAGCGATCACGTCAAAAAAACCCTCGCATATGATAACCTGCTTCTTTTGTTTGATGCAATCAATCGCGCGGTTATAGTTATACAAAAAAAAGGTTTTATTAAAAAGGCATGTTTCTCTGCCGTTAATGTATTTAGGCGCTTTGTTGGTTTTAAGGAGTCTTGGGATACACAAACGCGCGCTAAAACTTCTAATCTTGCCTTTGCTGTCCTTCAACGGGATTGTGATGCGGTAGTTGCAAAAACTTTTCAATTCTTGTTCTTGGTTTTTATCCGAAAAAAGCCCGCAAGCGATTAAATCCTCCCTAGTAAAACGCTCTTTCAAAACTTCCAAATCCCCATGCAAGCAATAACCCAACTCGTAAGCTTCTATCATTTCTAAACTGATCGCGCGTGTGTGAGTCAAATAATGCAACACTTTAGGCTCGTTTTTTAGCCTTTCTCTAAAAAGGTTATTCGCGTATAATAACAACTCTTTCAGACGCTCGTTTCGTTCGGTTTTAGCGTTGGTTTCGTATTCTAAAGGATAATGATAGATTTTAGCGATCTCTTCAACGGCTTCAATGAAGCTTATTTTTTGGTATTCTTGTAAAAACTTCAACGCATCACCGCTAACACCACACCCAAAGCAATGATAAATATTTTTTTCTGGGCTTACAATAAAGCTTGCGGATCGTTCCTCATGAAAAGGGCAACACGACTTAAAATTAGCGCCGGCTTTGTATAAGTCAAGGTAGCGTTCTAACACTTCCACGATTTGGATACGTTCTTTTAAGGGTTCAAAATTAGTGATTTTCACACTAAACCTCCGCCATCATCTCCGTAATCCTCATGTTCGTTATGTGGGAGTTGTGTGGATGGTTGGCAATCTATCTCAAAAAAGCGATAATCCACATTCTTAAAGTAACAAAGCCCGCTTAATCCGGTTTGCTTGTTTTTCAAAATAATGATCCTTCTGTGTTTAGCGCGCTCGTAAAAATCTTTCATGTTAGGCAATTCATACCTTTTTAGCCTTTCTATGCGTATCATCAAATGCGCTTCATGGCCGCCTTTGCGTGATCCGGTTGGCGTGTAGCTGTCGTTTTTGGAATTTTGCACGATGAAAATAACCAACACTTGCAAATTCCTAGCAACCTCACTCAAAGCCGTAAATTTAGAGGTTTCTATTTCTTCAGTGGTTCTTCCTACGATCGGCGCTTGGATTTTCATTTGGCTATCAATCAAAAAAACCTTATGTCCTTCTTTAGCGAGTGATCGTATTTGAAAAATGAGATCGTTAAGTTCACAACTTTGATCGTCAATGAAATAATTATCCGGTTTGATGGTGAAATTTTTCTCTTTCAAGGTTTCAATGTGTTTTCTCACGCTAAACTCAAAACCAAAATAAGTAACCTTGTATGTTTGCTGCGCTTGCATTAAACACTGCACGCCTAAAAGCGTTTTACCGGCTTCAGGATCACCGCTCAATAATACCATTTGGCCTACTTCAATACCTCCGTCTGTGATCGTATCTAAAAAGTTAATACCGGTTTCAATCTTTTCAATAGGCGGTTTGTTGTTAAAAAACTCTTCCCATTCCCAGAAATATTTACCGTTGCGTTTAATACCCAAACTAATGTATTTATCTAAAAACTCATAGTCAAAAACTTCGCTCTTGCGCGTGGCTTCTTTAAGTTTGTTAGCGAGGCGTTCTTGCATTTGAAAACACAAATACGTTTTAAAATCACTCTTTAAATTCAAATAATCCGGATAGCTGTCCGCTTGTAAAATCGCTTGAAATTCCTTACTTTCGAAATCCTTTTCGCCGATCTTTAGCTTGATTGTTTCAAGCCTTATAGGCTGGTTTTTGTGATTCATTTCCACTAAAGCCTTAATCACCTTTTGATTGAAGGCGCTAAAACTTTTTAAGCTAATGTCTTCTAAAAAATCCTCTATGTGTTCGGGATAGTCTAAAAAACTTTTTAATATCAAATTTTCCATGCCGTTTCCTTAGCGTTTCTTTTGGTTCTTTTCTTCTAAAATTTCTAAAAAGCTGTCAAACTCTCTTAAGGTCAAATGCACTAAAAGATTCTCTCTTTCAAACTGCTTAAGACCTTTCAAAATAGCTAAACGCACGATTTGCGCTAGCTTGTAATCGTTTTTTCTTTTCAATCTTTGTAATTCTTTCAAGTTGCTTTCTCTTAAGCTTATTTTTTTTGGCTTTGCTAACAAGAGGTCTTTTGTAAGCTCGCTTCGATCGTTCCCATGCTTTCTCATCGCTCTCTCCTTTCTGCGTTTCTATGAAAAAAATAATCAAGCGCTCTAAAATAACGCTTCGGCTTCTGTTTTCTAGCGTTTTCAACGCTTCTAAAATCTCTAAAAATCCGTTTTCAAGGAGTATGCTATTAGTCCATACCTTCGGCTTGAAATTCTTGTTATTGTGTTGGTAATTCCACGATCGCATGCTAACCCCTACCAGATGCAAAGCCCGTTATATTTGGGATTAGATCCTTTGAAATCAAAATGTTCCATAACCTCTTCGTCTTTCTTTTTGGCTTCGCTCTTGTAGCTTGGCTTCTCAAAATGCATGACCTCATAGATTTCGTTATAATTTCGGCGAATGGATTGCTCAATACATGCCACTAAATCGCAACCTTGCGCTTTCAAGGCTTCGCATTGTTTCAATAAGGCTTTTTTTGTGCTGTAGCTTAATTGGTGCTTCTCGCTGCGATAATTCAAAAATTCCTCAAAGGCTGACCTTTCGTATTGGTCAAGGTGTTTCGTGTCTAAATTCCCTAAAATAGAGCTAAAAAACGCACTAAAACGAATGAATAAACTAGGTTTAGAAATTTTTGAACGCTTAAAAGTAAAATTTTGATTAGGATTTTTTAGATCTTTAGCGTCTTTGGAAAAATGATTTTTTTCTGCAAAATCTTCATTAAAAAAATTTTCACTCACGCGTATATTTTCATGTTTATTTTGATTTTTTATTAAGGTAAACACTGGAAAATAATTGCTTGTGGATTGAGCTTCGTTGTCATGGGCGTTAGAGCCTTGAATTTGTGGTTTTAACCACATGGAATTATTTTCCTTGTGGTTAGCGTCTTTTTTAGCTTGATTTTTCTTTTGATTTTCGCTTGGATTTTTAGAAAAATTCCCTATGATAAAACGGAAAAATTTACCAAATGTCCCGTCGTTTTTCCTCTCCCTTTCAAATTCAATATAACCTAAATCTTTCAACTCGTTCAAGTATTTGTAAATCGTTTTAGTGTTTCGGTTGAATCGTTTAGCTATGTCCTCAATGCACAGTTTAAAGGTGGTAGCGTGCTTTTTGATATAAGCGTAAATCGCTATCGCTATGTCAGAAACCCGTTCATCGTCGCATATATCGTTTGAGATTTGCGTATAACCGTATTTCATCGGTTGTTTGAAGATGTAGTTCATTGTTGAGCCTTTCGTGTGTTTTTAGCGTGTTTTAAAGCGTTAAAATACGCGCATAATTCCTTACCTAGATCGTTCAAGACGCAGACTTTAAAGTAATTGTCTTTTTTTTCGCATTCTCTTTTTTTGTTAATGATCCATTGATCGCATAAGCCTTTTCTTTCAAGCTTTTTAAAGATCTTGAGAGTGTAGTAATAATCAATGTTGAGATTGGCTGCAATCTTGTCGGCTGTCTTGGGCAAATACGCTCTTTTGTAGAGCGCCTTAAGCACTTCTAAATCGATCGGTTGTAATTTTTCTTGTTCCATTTCATACCGCCTTTTCTTGAAGTAGGATTGAATAGCTGGTTACGCGCCTATTTTTGACGCTGCAAACGCTGGACTTGATTGTGTGCGTTTTTTGGAGTTTTTCTAATTTTTGAATGAAATCAAAAAAACTTAAACCTGTATCGCTTTCTTTGGTAAGCTGGTAAGTCAAATAGTGGAATACGCCCATGGTGTTCTCCTTGCTCTTTTCTTTTTTCATAGTTTTTCCTTTAGAAATGTTGCTCTTTCCCTTTCTTGTTTAGGGATATAGTGGCTGTAAGTTTTGTAGGTCGTGTTTAAATCCTTATGCCCTAGCGTTTTGCTTACCCACATGGGTTCTTCGCCCTGGCTTAGCATCAAGCTCGCGAAGGTGTGCCGTGTGGTGTAAAGCTTCCGTTCTTTTAAATTTAACGCTTTTAAAAGATTTCTGAAAGCCCTTTGAAACATGGTTGATCGTTTAGGCATGCTAATGAAAACAAATTTTTTGTTTTCAGGCTCGCTTGCTTGTAGCTCTTTTAGGATTTTTCCCACTGGCTCTAACAGATCAACCTCTCTTACGCTCGGTTTATTTTTCGGCGTTGTGATAGTTCCTAATTCGTTCAAGGATTTGTTAATAACGATCTTTTTCTCGTTAAAGTCAATGTCTTCCCATGTTAAAGCTAACTGCTCGCCCGTGCGTAAGCCGGTAAGAAATGCTACTGTGAGAAACGCTTTCAATCTTAAGCTTGGCGCGTTTTCAATGAGTGTCTTAACCTCTTCTAAATTGAAAGGCTCGATCGCTTTGGCTTCCTGCGCATTTTTGAGCGTTACAGAAAAATACGGGCTTTTTTCTAAAAAACGCTCTTCCTCACAAAACGCTAAAAAGCTTTTTAGGTTAGCGTTTAGGTTGTGGATCGTGTTTTTTTTGTAATGTTTTAGCGTGTCTTGGTGATAGATTGCGATCTTCTCTTTGGTGATTTTCTTAAGCTTATCGCTTTCTTTTAAGCTCATCACTCTAAAAATGCTATTGAAAACATTCTCTAAAGAATTAAGACTCGTTTGTTTTAGTCCTATTTTTAACGCTAGAAAGCGTTTTACCGCTTCAAGGATAGTAATCTTTGATTGTATCTTAAGCGTTCGTTTTTCGGCGTTTTTAACGCGCCTATTAGCGTTTTTCATCGCTTCTAATCGTTTGACAAACGCTAAAATCTCTTTTAGGCTCTTGTCTTTGAAATATTCTAAAGCTTCATCAGTGTTCATTTTTAGGCACTCTGTGGCTCTGTTTAGGCTCACTCTAAAACGCTTATTGTTTTTGTCGTGATAGTTGAGGTAAAGAGTCGCCTCGCCTTTGTATTCTCGTTTGTAAAGCGTGAAAGAAGTATTTTTCATGACAATCCTTTAAGCGCGTAAGCTATGGCTAAAATCAAGCTAAACGCTATGATTAAGACCCATTCAAAACGATCCGCCTTTTTTCCTAAAGGCTTGTTTAGATTTTTTAGGTTTTTGTTAGGCTTCATTGCTGCCCCCTTTTTCTTGGTGTGTGGCTAAGCCTGTTTTAAAGGCGTTTGCGTTGTGGCTTCCTTTAGTCCCACGGCTTAAATTAGCGCTCGCTTGTGAGTTGTCTCTAAATGCGGTTTTTTGACGCTCGCTAAAGGCTTTTTTTGTGGGATTTAAGCGCCCTTTTTTAGTTTGTAGCATCGCTTTAGGCTTTAAGCCTATTTTTTGCGTTGGCTCTGGCGTGTGGGCTTTAGCGTTAGCGTTGTTAGCTTCTTGCGTTGGCTCGCTTTCTTGATGGGTTGCGTTTTCTTGCGCTTTCTTTTTTAGCATGATCGCTTGCGTGACTTCTTTAAGCTGGTTGAAGCTTGTTGCTGTCTCGTGTTTTTGTCTCATATTTGAGGCTCCTTTCGTTCTCTAACACCCTTTTTTAGGCGTTTGGTTAGTTTAAAAATGCGTTAGCTTTTAAAAATGCTTGTTTGATTGTGAGACAAAAAGATTAACCCCCCGCTTGGGTATTTGAATGCTAAAAAATCGCTTGATTTTTCAAATAAACCCCTTGTGTAGGCTCTTAAAAAAGATTTTTGCTTTTGTGGTTTTTAGTGTTTTTAGCGTGCGGTTTTGTGTGAGTTGTGAAATAAGCTATAATAAGCCCATTTTGAACACCAACGATTATTTTAATAAGGACAATACAATGAAAGATAGTTTTCTTTTCACTTCCGAATCAGTAACCGAAGGGCATCCTGATAAAATGGCTGATCAAATCAGCGATGCGGTTTTAGATTACATTATTGAGCGGGATAAAAAAGCCAAAGTCGCATGCGAGACTTTAGTTTCTAATGGTTTTTGCATGATCACTGGCGAGCTAAAAACTTCTGTTTATGCCCCGATGCAAGAGATCGCAAGAGAAGTGGTTAAAAAAATTGGCTATACAGACGCTCTTTATGGCTTTGATTACAGGAGTGCGGCGGTTTTAAATGGTATTGGCGAGCAAAGCCCTGATATTAATCAAGGCGTGGATAGAGAAGATGGCGAGATTGGGGCAGGGGATCAAGGGCTTATGTTTGGTTATGCATGCAAAGAGACTGAAACGCTCATGCCTTTACCCATCCATTTAGCGCACCAGCTCGCTTTCGCTCTAGCTCAAAAAAGAAAAGACAACATCTTGCCTTTTTTAAGGCCTGATGGCAAGTCTCAGGTGAGCGTGCGTTATGAAAACAACAAGCCTGTAAGCGTTGATACGATTGTCATTTCCACCCAACATTCCCCAGAAGTTTCACAAAAGCATTTAAAAGAAGCGGTGATTGAAGAGATCGTGTATAAGGTTTTACCCAAAGAATATTTGCATGACAATATCAAGTTTTTTATAAACCCTACAGGAAAATTCGTCATCGGTGGGCCTCAAGGCGATGCGGGTTTGACGGGCAGAAAAATCATCGTGGATACTTATGGAGGGTTTTGCCCGCATGGAGGGGGAGCGTTTAGCGGGAAAGATCCTAGCAAAGTGGATAGGAGCGCGGCTTATGCGGCCCGCTATGTGGCTAAAAATTTGGTAGCGAGTGGGGTTTGCGATAAAGCGACCGTGCAGCTTGCTTACGCGATTGGGGTGATAGAGCCGGTTTCTATTTATGTGAACACGCATAACACGAGCAAGCATTCAAGCGCGGAGTTGGAAAAATGCGTGAAATCGGTTTTCAAACTCACGCCAAAAGGCATCATTGAAAGCCTGGATTTGTTAAGGCCCATTTATTCGCTCACTTCAGCTTATGGGCATTTTGGGCGCGAATTAGAAGAATTCACTTGGGAAAAAACCAACAAAGCTGAGGAGATTAAAGCGTTCTTTAAGCGTTAA